GCATTTTAATCTATTCAATTATTATATGACAACTGAAAAGATTTTGAAGTCTTATACTGTGGCTCAATTAAGAAAAGAAATTAGCGCCACTAATATTAAGGGGATCACAAAAATGAAACGGGCTGACTTACATGCTGTTATTATGAAAAATAAAAGTAGATTTTCTCATTTAAAAGAGCAAGTGAAAGAGAGAAAACCTAGAAAACAAAAACCAAAACCAAAGCCCCCAAAAAATATACCGCTAGGACCATCAATGAAAATAAAAGAATTTGCAGTTGATAAAAGGGATACTGAAAAAAGACATATTAAAAAAACGGATGTTGATTATTTTACTAAAAAAGTAACTGATTTACTGAATAGAAAAGGATTACAATCTAAAGCATTAAATCCGGCAAATAAAAAAGAGCACAAAGCTTACAAAAATTTTATTCATGCAGCAGTAAATTATGAAGCGCGAAACCCCAAACAAAACGTTTTTAATTTTAATAATGTAGCAAAAGAAAAAGGATTAGGAGCATCAGCACTACAATTTGCTAAAATTTTAGCAATGAAAAGTAAAGGGTCTAGAAATTTATTAGAGGGTCTTATGGATAATACTAAATTTTATTTTTCAGAAATATCATACGATCCATACAGCGGGTTTTCTACTGAAGATTTAGGGGCTCTGTATGATAGTGATGTTAAACCACATTCTACATTTTGGGACGGGGGAAATCCGGATACAAAAGCATATTGGAAAAAAATCTTAACACCATCAAAATTATCTGAATACAATAGAATGTATTTTTATACTCCCCTTGATGTTATTGGCGATATGTTTAAAGGTAAAAAGGTTGATTATCGGCGGAGTTGGGGCATTACCGCTTATGATAATTAATTTAATATTATAAAATATATATGTGCAAACATTTTAGAGAGATTAGGCTACTACGCGAATATTTTATAAAGACCCAACAATATTTTAAAGATGAAGCCTTAAAAAAAGATCGGCATAGACGGATAGTATCCATGAATGATTATTACAAAAGAGAGCTACAAAAGCATATATCAGATAAAAAGTAAATCAATTTTACAAAGTATTTTACAAAAAATTGATCGTAAATTTATTCTAGTGGTATATGTGTGATGACTACTTCCACAACCTTGCAAATAAAAATACTGATAGAGGAAATAGACGACATACAAACTGAACTGGGGGATAAACACGGTGATAGTCTTGATTATAACCGGGACGGCATTGATGAGATGGACAGTGATAAACAATTGGAGGAGTATAAAAAGATACGTGATGATTTTAAAAAAGAACTAGATGGTCATGAGTGTGTGGACCGAGTGATTGAAATGATACAATTGAGTAAATATGATGATGTAAAAAATGTTGAAAAGTATCTACATGAACTCTGGAAAAAATAATTTATTTAACATTCACAAAGAATTAGTAAATTTTGTTAATGTTTTTTTCTATGAATAATATATAAGATGTTTAGGAGCAGTCCCCAGTCATCACAGTTTATTCCCACTAAAAGTGTAAATATCAAGCCAGAGGCACAGGTGAATTATAATCCCCGCACTGAAATCCAGGCACGTTTTTTACTTCCACAGTTTTTAGGCTTCATTGATCCCCGTCAGTCTAATATGGAGGGCGAGCTTCAGATGGAGGGGCGCGGTAGACCTATTCCCAACCCTAAAGCTGGTTTCACTTCTCTCATTCGCGATGTCCGCATTCAGAGCGGTGATGGTATATCTACTATTGAGGAAATTCTAGATTTAAATGTTTTAACCGCTAATTGGTGGGGTTGGACCGCCAATCAAAGCATTAGGAACAAGCGCGCTGGATTTGAGGGGCAGGATCTTAATCCAAATGTAGGCGATAGTTTATTTTGGCGCGGTGATGCTGATTGGAGTGGTGTAAATAAAGTTATTTCAACTGTAGCCGGCGATACTGCACCCCAGCCCGGTGCAAAAGTTCAGATCCAATCTCCACTCTATACCGGTATTATGACTGGTAAAGTTTTCCCCCTTGTAGCCACTTCTGGTTTACGTCTTCTATTAACATTTGATACTCCCGACCGTGCACTCACATTTAAAACCGGTGCATTTGGCGTTCTATCTAGTCTTCCAACCGGCACTGCAGCCCAACAGAGGGCGGCTGCATTAGCGCACGGCGGAGGTATGCCCGTGATAAGTGCAACTCTTCCCCCAGTAAATCCCCCCGTTGTAAAACCAGCGGCGGCTACTGATATTTTTTATATCTCTGTTGCAAAGGGCGGTGTTGATGGTGTGAAAACAACCGCAACTCCCGAAAACAACAATCCCTATGATATTGGTGATCGTGTATACATTTTTACCGCAAATGGACCGGAAACCGGTATAATTGTAAAAATAGCCAATACTACTGCTATGACCGCCGCAGAGGGCAATGCTGGTGGTGTAGGCACTGGTGATGCAGATCAGATTGCATTAGGCATCAATTTCAATCACGGTGTAGGCACAGCTATTCCCGGCACATTAGCCACTGGCGACCCCGTTGCTATTCTCTCAAAAGACCGAATGAATGGTATTATCCCCGCCGTCAATGAGAGTGTATCTACTGAAATTCAGACCCGTATGGCTACAAAAGTAAGCTACACTCTTCGTGATTTCCAGTATGTTTGTGGACAGGTTTCTCCCCCACAGGGCTATGTAGATGCTATGATGAATCAGATACAAAGTGATAAGGGGCTTGCTATGGACTTTAAGACTTATTCTCTCTATAAATTTAATTTAACTAGTGTGAATGGTTTAAGCACTCAATTAATTCCCACTAATGCAGAGCGAGCTTATTCATGTCTTTCTGTCCCACTCCCGCAGAATGTATACACAGAAATCACGGCAGATAGTTTATCTGGTGTAGTTGATGGCGCGCAGAATTATCAATATGTATTAGGGGGCAATCTTATACCCGACAGACCTATTGAATTACAGAGATACAATCTTACTCCCAGCCGAACGGAGGCTCTTCATTTATTAGAAACTGAAAAGGCATTAGTCAATTGTGGATATGCAGTGAGAGATTTACAGAATGTTGAGGATAGGTTTTTAATTGCAAGGGGCTTTAGCCGTTATAATCAAGTCACTGACCTTAATGACCGCTCACTTTCTTTACGAGTTCTTTATCAGAATGCTACTGAACAAAAAATATATAATCATTATATTTGTCATCTTCGGCGTATGACAGTGGTTCGGGGCAAAGTATCTGCATTTTAATGAAAAATATTATCTCAATATAATTTAAATGAACATAGCGAATAAGGAGCGAGCCCAAATCTTCCCCGTGAATCAGCCGAGCAACAATACCTATTCATTCAAGGACGGTTTTCCAATATGCACTTTCAACATTGCAACACAGAATAAGCTACTAGATACAAATTCTCTTCGCTTGAATGGTGTTTTACGTGTCAATAACAGCGCCGGTGTTTTGCCTACAAATAACACTACTGTGGCTTCTGCTACAGCCGGTATTGCTCTCAATGAGCGCATTGGTTTAGCCGCCACTCTTAATCAGATCACTTTATCTAGCCCCGAGAACAACAGAACTTTAGAGGTTATTAGGAATTATGGACGTTTTCTTGCTTCCACTATGCCTGTTATACACTCTCAAGATGATTATGACACTAATCTTCAGATTGGAAATCCCGTATCTGCTTCTAAATCTTTTAATGGTGCACGTCAGCAGAATAATGAGGTAGAATTTTCTATCCCTTTAAGGACTGGACTTCTTTCTTCTGGACAGCGACTTCCATTAGGTCAGAACGGACTTCGTGGGCTTACTATTGAACTCCAGCTTTCGCCCGATTCTAATGCACTATCCGGATATAGCTTCTATGACACTGATGCACAGAATAACGTGAGGCGCAATGCTGTATTAGCTGCTGGTATTGGAAATGGCGCATTTTATCAGCTTAAAAATTTATCTCTATCTTATGATCTTCTTGTCCCCGATGAGGAGGGTATGGCGCGACTTTCTGTTCCCGCCACTGGACAGATTAACTACAATTCTGTTTCACAGATTTATGGTGTCTTAAATTCTAGCGATCAGACACAGTCCCTTAATTTAGGCACTTCTAGGACTTTAGCAATTCATCATAACTTTATTCCAACTTCAAATATTAATAATTACAATCATGATGGCTTTAGCACAGGACGACTTCAAAATAGTGGTGGAGCAACTGCTAATATAAGGCGGGCTACATTCTTAAGAGGCGGACAAAAATTCCCCCTTGACTATGACTTATTTGTCAAAGAGCAAGGTGTTGAAAACCGCCCACAGACAGAATTAGATACTAAATTTATGGATAGTATTAAGCCTTATCAGTCTATCACTCACACTTTAGTGTCCCCCTTCACTAATAATAGTATTAGCACTCAAGTCACTCAAGCCCCGCCAACTTCTTATGAGCCTAATAGTTCTCCCGCCGATACTGATACTCTCCCCGACCCCGAGCCAGTTTTCGGACTTGGTGTTCGCCTTGACCCACTCTCTAATGTTGGTGTTGATTATAGGAATGTCCCTTATAGTGTCCGCATAGTCAGCGACCTAGATGGAAATTCACCCAATTCAATTTATACTTATGTTTTAGCCCAGAATTCTCTCATGTATTCTCCACAAGGCATTATGGTTCAGAATTAAGTGAAAAAATATTATCTCAATATAATTTAAATGAGCATTCCCGAAGCATTAGCAGTAAAACCGATGGCGTCCGTTGATACAATGGAGATTGACACAAATATTTTAAATCCAATCGTGAGAACAGACACATTCATGAGATTTGTTTTAATGAGAAAAGGAATTTTAGATCCCGGCTCTTGTATTGCTCTATCTGTTGATGCTGGTTCTACTGATGGAGTTTTGCCCATCGCAACTGGTATACACGCTCTTATCAAACAAGCTGTTTTGAGAATTGGTAGTAAAGTTGTTGCTGTCACTGACTCTTATCCCGAATATGCAACAATAAGGCGTCAATTCCAAACACAGGAGGAAAAATCCCAAAAAGATATGGTTAGGGTTGGAACAATGGATACTATCTGCCCCGAACGTGATGAAACTGGTGCTGGTTCTGGAGGTGAATACTCACTTCGCGATGTAGTTCCCGGTGCTGCAACTGTTCTAAACCCCTTACCCCAATTTGCTCTCACTACTTCTGGTGCAGACAATAATCAATACTACATTAAATTAAGTCAGCTATTTCCCGCTATGAGGAATGTATCTCTTCCCCTATATTTAATTAATGAGCCTTGTTCTATTGAAATCACATTTAACAAACAAGTTGACAACACACAAAACGGCACTGTTGTAGCATTTAATCCCACTGTTGCAAACAACTTACAGAGTGCAAAAGTGAATATAAATGATGCAGTATTTTTAGCTGACTATTTAACTTATACAGATGAGAGAATGAATAGATTAGCCGAAATGGTTATGAGCGACAGCGGATTAGTCATTCCATATCTAGATGTTGTCACTACAAACACATCATACGCCCCCCAAGCCACTGCAGCCGGAGCTGTGAGTGAAGTCCAGGAAATCCACGATTTAGGACTTGCTGGAATGAAAGTGCAATCAGTATTAGGATTTTATCACGACAGCACTGATGATGCAGTATCACAGCCATTAGGCGTTTATGGTTCTAAAGCCTACACCGTCCCCACCCGATACAATATTAGGGTGAATGACAAACAAGTCTATCCAATTGATTTAGACAGCGAAACGATGAAAGCCCATCAATTATCTCAAGTTTTCGGAACTGACATTAATGTTGGTTCAGGACAGTATTCTTTTAATGCACTAGTATCTAAAGCAAGCAACGTGAGAGCAGCCGTAAACAATAACTATTTTAACGCGAGCGGACTTCTGACCGATGCTCTAGGTGCAGGTGCATTATCACTTCGGACTATGGAGGGCAATCTTCACTACATGGGCGCTGATTTCACTATTGATGGCGGTATAGGACAGGGTGTTATGGTAGGACAGACGCCTATTAGAATTATATCAAACGTCACTCATCAGAATACTGATCAGGCTGGTAGGACTATCACTTATTTTGCTATTGTTGAGCGCCAGATGGCTATTAAAGGAGGCAATGTGGTTGTTTCTGGTTAATTTGTTAATTTATTATTCTAAAAATTGATTTAAAAAATGTGCATAATAATATATAAAAGATGCCCAAAGGTAGGACAGCCGGAGCTTTAAACATCACTCATTATAAATATTCGCTACTTCTTCCAAATGGAGATATTAAACTATTTACAACACAAACGGAACTTATGCAAATTTTAGATGTTAATAGGAGTAAATTAAGCAGAATTATCAATCACCCCGAGATTATGCAAAACTGTGATATAGTCTGTAAAAAATTACAGCCAGCTCTTCCAGTATTTAAAAAAGTGCCGAGAGGAAATTCATTTAAATATCAACATATTGTATATGACAGCAAAGGCAATGACGTGGAAACAAAAATACAACAAGAAACACGGTTTTCCAGCGACGACGAGCCATAGCATTACCGATTTAGCCAAAAAAACAGGAATTAAAAAAAGTATACTGCAAAAGGTATATAATCGCGGTATTGGAGCGTGGAAAACTAATCCACAGTCAGTAAGACTAAAAAGTGGAAAAAAAGCTCCATCTGCACCCCGTTCAGCTAAAATGGGTAAAGAGCAATGGGCTATGGCTAGGATATATTCATTTTTAGGCGGAGGTGGTGCACGTAAAGCAGACCGGGACTTATGGGATAAAAGAAAATAACATAATAATATATATGAGCCCTATATATATTATTAGTTGGATCTCTTGGAGATGGAAGTTAAAAACTATAGCGTTTGTTCTGTATTTTCTGTTGTAGGTGTAAGTTCAATACTAGGTTCTACATCAGGGACTTCGCGATCACAAGTCCACAAACCAAAACAACATTTTATATTAGAACATCTGCTTAATTGTATTTGTGCTATTAAGCCGGTAAAAACACTTCCACAAGTTATAATTAATGCCCCTATTTCTGCACCACTCCACATTATATTAAATGCAGATATTTTTTTTCAAAAACATTTTGGAAATCAATTATTTATTAAATTGTTTAAAAAATTGATTTAAAAAATAACCAATTAAGTATATTATATAATGCCCACTATCAGCCAAGAAACAAAAGAAACTGCAGAAGAATTTGTTAAACTTATCGGTGCACTTATGAATGTTATTGATGACCTAACAGAGAACATTCCAGAAGGTAAATATCTTCAAATTTGTGAACATATAAAAGATTTACACGGATTTAAACAAGATTTTGGAACAAACAGGACTATAGTGCAAGTAGTTCAACATGTAGTAGAACAAAAT